TGTAAGCGCCGGCACCGTGGCTGTGTGTGGCGCGCACCGCGTCACCATGGCTGAGAACGGGTTGTTCATGATTCACAACCCGAACATCGACTGGTTGTCGGGGGTTGAAAGTAGTGAGCTGCGAGCCTACGCAGACCTGCTCGACAAGACTCTCGAGCTCATCATCACCTGCTACCAGCGCCGTGCGCTGACCATCAGTGATGAAGAGCTTCGCGCGATGATCGCCGCCACCACCTGGATGACCGCCGGTGAGGCCAAAGCGGCGGGCTTTGTCGACGAGGTGCTGACGGGCGTCACGGTCAAAGCCGCGCTCGGGAACATCAAAGTTCTGAACCGTTACCAGAACGCACCGCCGGAGGCGTTGGCGTTGGTAACCGATCAGCTCCCGTCCGACCCGCCCGCTGAACCTGAGCCTGATCCGGCGCCTGAACCTGAGCCAGCACCGGAAGACGAGCCAGACCCCGCCGCCCTGGCAGCACAGCTCACCGCTGAATGTGCTGCCGCTGGCCTCGGTAATGTCGCCTCGATCCACGCTGCGT